CCCCAGTTTTCCACCTCGTGTGTTTTTACGGGTCGCTAATGCCAATCATCCCCCTTACTCGGCATTAGTCTGGTGCATGCACTACATGTGCATATACCTAGCGGCACAACGCTAGCCCTAAGTGCGTTTATGTGCTCAGGGTCTCACAGCAAGCGAACATCGTCTGCGTAGACGAGGAGGGCAACCTCCTTGGCGCATGTGGTCGCTCGATGGGGTGAGGGCAACCTCATCTAGTCTTGAGTGTCTTTACGTCATTCGTACCATTAGTCGCTCACTGTTGCAAGGGCAACTTTGTGATAGTTTGAGTGTTTTTGGTTTTTCGCTGTGTCACTAGCCGCGCCCGGTGAATTGGCTGAGTTCATCGGAAGAAGCTTCATTGCTTTACACCCCTAGGGACGGTCACATCCCTAGGACACACTCATTCATTGGAGGTCAATTGATGTTATGTCTGGCTTGAAAAGCTACACATTTCTGGGCGGCATGGTATGCCTAACCTCTTTTAGACGTGAACGGTTGAAAACCACCAGCAGAACTTAGTCGTTAGTGGTTGTATATTAAGTGTGTGTTAATCTTTTGTTCTTTTGGTCGCATCAGCAACCCTGTGCTGGAACGGACTGGTCAGGAGACCTCATGGACCATCTATAGAACATAAATTTACCTCACTTTTATACAGCCATATTAGACCCCTGTTGAGGGGCGACGTGTCAGGGAGCTGGCCACACTTGATAGCGTAGAGGTTGCAACTGGCACCGGGTGCCTGTTGCTGGTCGAACCACGGATTATGTTGTTTGTCATGGGCATAACTCCTTGGGGCTGACTTGGGTTGCGGGGTCCTGGACGGACAGGGCATAATGGAGAAATCCCCCGTATTCATAGCATCGATTGAAGGAGTGTTGAGAATGACCATATTTTATTCACTGTGTGTGGGTGGTTGGGCGTAAGTCTAGTTTAGTGTTGAATACTAGACACCGACCCACACGGCCGGAAGACAGGATGGTATGGTCCTGCGACTAGCCTATTGGTTGGTCCATAAAAGCGCTGGTTGCACACGCCTGGATAAGGCATTATATGATGTGCAGCAATCTAGCTCCAATAGAGCGTAAGTCCGTGCCACAGCGCGAACATGACATGTATATTCCTGCAAAGATTCAAGTTGCAGATGCCGCGGGTACTACCCGTGATGCCAGGTCCTTTTTGGGCCTGAAGACGGCAGGCAAGCGGGCTTTGAACCGTAGTTATTTGCCGCCACCACCACCACTCAGCCGCAATGGCAAATTGTGCCGTCGGATGTGTGATCGCTGTTGGGTTATGGCCAATATTCCTGAGGCCACACCCATTATACCTGCCGACCATGGTGTTGCCTTCTTAAGTGGCTCACATGGCGAGTGGACTAATAGTGATGATGTGCGCATCACCGACCTTTCAACTGGAGAAGTCACAATCTATAATGAGGCTGTAACAGCGTTAGCCCGCCGGATGGACAATCAGCGGCCACCAGCCAGTATGAAGAAGGTCATTGTGTCCTTGATTAAGTCTGGTGTGCGCAATGTTGGCCAACTAGTCGGTGCAGCGTACGGGGGCGCACCTGGGGCTGCAGCCGGTGATTTCATCACCAGCATGGCCACAGACGGTGTCGAGGCCTTGATTCGCCGGGCTAAGAAGAAGAGGACAACTTCAACTGCTAGGCCAGCTCCTGTTTATGTGGTCAAGCAGCCAGTTCGCCCGGTTGTAACCACCACGCGATCACGCTCTACACCCGGCGTGAGCGGTACCAACAGTGGCGAATATAAGCTTGTCAACTGCGAGTATACGGACGTCATTACTTCCAGCACCAGCTTTCTTTCAACCGCTAAGTACATCAACCCGGGTAATGTTGCTCTTGGACGCAAGGCTGCATATACAGCCGCTTTATACGACGAGTACCAGGTTGCTTCCATGACCGTGACATTGCAAAGTGACTTACCTGAGGGTAATCAGACAGCCACTGGTGAGTGGGGTATTGCGTTTACGCGCAACCCCGGTCGCGGCTTGCCTCTGAGCATCCAGGGTTTGAGCGAGATGGACAGCAAAGTTGGCCCTGTTGGTAAGGACATTGTTTGGAAGTATTCCTCCGCCGGACGTACAATCCCTTGGAAGTTCATCCGTTATACGGCAACACAAGGGCACGATACAATGGCCGATGATGGGATCCTGTACATTTGCATTTCACCTGGTGGGTTTGGCAACGGCATCACCTTAGGTTATGTAAAGATCAGCGTCACATACCGGCTGAGAGGCAGGGCTCTACCAACAGCTATACCCGGTGCACTAACGTGGCGTGCCACTAGCTGCTCATCTGGTCAGTTAGGTTCAACCCTGGCCAGCATGACAGCCACCGGCCTGTTGAGTAACGCATATAATAATGCAGCCAATCTATTGGTACTGAACGGCCTGAACACTGGTGACAATTTCCTGTTCGTTGTTTGGTGGAGCTTTGGCTCTACTTCAGTCACTGCACCCACATACAACGTAACGAATTGTACCAATGCACTTTGGGGTGGCGTCAACACACTTACGTCACCTGGTGGCACACAAACCTCGTACATGACGATCATGTTCATGGTTTGCACTGGTCCGAACCCAACCATCTCTATGAGCAACACACCAGGGGCTGTTGCTGGGTCGACCGGTCACTACGGTTTTGTAGTGCCCATCTCAACCAACTCAGCCAGCTGGGATACCGTGTTTACGCCCAATACCAATCAGAATTTGCAGTCGAGCAAAGTTGTTGCCTTGCCCTCCGCTGTCAATGATATTGGGCCACCGCCTGTGCCAACCCCACTACCCGAGCCAGTTTATCCGCCTGAGCCTGAACCACCTACACCACCAGAGCCAACACCGGCATCAGATCGCCCATATGGTGAGCCTGTCATGGTGGTGCCCTGTCTTGCTGACGAGGACATTGATGATGAGACCGCAGCCGATGAGTTTGCTGCAGTCTTAGCTCAAATGTCCCCTGCACGTCGGGATGTTATTTTGTCACGTCTAAAATAGGTACTTGCCCAGCCCGGATTTTTCCCGGTGCTGGGGCAGGAACCTTCTTTAGAGGGCAATCTTAGGGACCATTGTTCCCCTTCCTGCCATAGTGACAATAATTGTGCTATGCACACGTGGACCAGAGCGAACGCTGGCTTGTGTTATACTAATGTAAATAGTAATATATGTTATAGAGCTAGGCGGTCACAGTTGAGCAGTAGTCATGGCAACATCACCGAGACCGACGATCATGGTATGGCACGCTCAGAACCCACTCTTCGTCGGTTGGATGCACAATGGTTATCCATCCGCACAGATTCCCTCGCTTCCCAATCCGCAACACATAAGCTGGAGGGTATCATACGTATGCGTGAGTTGATGCCATTCATCCAGTTGTACGGTTGTGGATTTAGTGATGGTACACTGCATTCTGAGAACCATATGGAAGTCCTGTTTCGAGAGGAGACGGCAGGGCCACCTGGGACAGTCAGTGGCTGCCGTACCCTCCTGGAGCTCCATGTCTCTGGCACACGGCAGCTGGATGTGGCTATCTTGAATACGTTCTTATACGCCATGGCTTCACCTTCTTTTATTTACAGGCACCGACGATATCCTAGGCCCATTGAGGTTGGCATGTGCCGCTGGACCGTAACTTCCGGCGTGCGTGCATATGTGCATGAGGATGAGGTGTTGGAATCCTTAGAGTCTCATGGTCACTTAACCAGGGCCAATGGGACTGGCACTGGCACTGACGACCATAAGTGCGACCGACAGTTATACCATCCTGCTTGCATTGTCGGACATGTTCCTTGGGCACGTGGCTACAGTTACCACACAACACCAAGTGGCTGGGCGTTAAGGGCTAAGTACGGTGGGATTACAAGGCAACAACTCTGTGATTCCATATCGGCCATCTTGTCGCCAAAACCCTCCTTGCTGAAATGGGTCATCATGGGGGAACTGCGTGGTGCGGCTGTCAGTACAACTCAACTCAACCAGCGTAGGCAAAGGGTTGCAAGGAAGAATCAACACCATGCTAGGATTGCTAGTGGCAAACACAGCAAGGTGCAACCTGGCCCAGTGCCAACTATGGCAGCCCCCATACAGCCACCCATGCCGCCATGCCAACCGCCAACCGCACTTGCTGGCTTCGTCGGCTCCGAATACGCTAAGGATGGGATACCGCTTCTTGTGTATTCCACCCAGTCTGGTCGGAAGATATGCTATTATAACACTGGTGACTTCAAGACATCCAAGTTTGTTGTGATCACTGGCCAACCCTGTCAACCTATACCTGGCATCACTGGCCCACTGGAGGTTGCAGCTGACATTACAGGTAAACTGTATGTTGCTGTGCCTGAGGGCCGACCGTTGAGCCATATTAGTAAGAGTTGCCTTGGCACGTATCACTATCATCATGAGGATGGGGATCTACAGCAGATTGGTACGAGCTGTGTTGTGCGCCGAAAACTACCAGCTGTGCGCACCAGTGGGCACCATTCTGTCGTCACGACATATTGCGTATTTGAGCCATTGTATAAGAGTCTTGTGCGTAAGATGATGAAAGTGCGTGTTACTGAACAGCTCCAGCAGGCGGCATCTGCATACCAACAGAAGGTTTTGTCAGAAGTCACAGTGCCGGAGACGCTTGGTGAAGTCGTTCGTGATCTATTCTCAGCGACAACACGAGCGTTTCTGCATATGGTCGACGCACAGCGTGCTGATTTGCGTATTAGCAACAATGGCAATTTATTCGAGCGTGAAGTACCGCTTGACGTGCCACGGGAGATCGAGGAGTTTTGGCACATCCGTGGGCAGGGCTGCTTGACTAGGGGCCCTTGGCGAGTGCAGCCAACTGACTCGCATGTCGGCTATGAGTTGGCCCCGCCAGTCGAATTTCAGGTAGACGGGCGCTTCTTGGAGTCAGACATAGTCATGAATGATCCTAGTCTTTTGCAGCCGCCACTGGGTCCTAACGCAACACCAGTCGAGATAATGCGACGCCGTGCACTGCAGAGGGCTCAGGACATTGGATGGCCAGTCGGGTTGCCCCTGTTCATAGCTCGTGGGACGTCCAAGCGCGACATGACCAAGTATAAGTGGTTCTCACTCAGTGGCCATGGAATTGAGAGGTTAGCCACGAGTGAGTCAACCGACAATTTGTTGAGTGGCTTGAAGAGGTTGGTTGGCGCCCGTGATGGCGAGCTCGGCCTGCTCGATAGTGAGTATAAGACTCAGGTGTCAGCCTGCAATGCACGGTCGTCCACCTATTATAAGGTGGCCAGATCACTTCGCTTCACCTCAGCGTATGTCACCCGCAAGAACCCACGCAGATACGCACCTCACCTGCGTATTGGAGATCTCGGCGATTACGTGCGTGACTTGGCTACTGACCATATGTTAGCATTCATCAATGACCGTTGTAACCCAGGTATGGTTGCACGATGGTTGAGGGGCGCTGAGAAGTGGGTCACCGCTGGAGGTTACGAGTTGCGGAAGTTTTCACACATGTCAGTCATGGACCGAGCCATTTGGTCAGAGATCCTTGGGCCCAACGCCACACCTGAGAAGGTACGACAATTGTACTCGCACCTTCCAGGTGAGACCAAGCGCCAAGAACGCATCAAGTTCTTTAGGAGTATTGGTGTGCACCTAGCGGATGACGTAATTGTGCAAGAGGCCCAGGTGAAGATGAAATTGGAAGAGACGAAGGTTGGCAAGGCCTGCAGGTTATTTGCACCATATGCTGCTGGAGTACTTGCTGCACCACATCTTGCCATCTGCGTTAAGGGTGTCATGGATGGTTGGTCGTTTATAGAACTTGGCGACCAATGCGGTATGCAGGTTTATCTCTTCCAGTGCTATTATCCATCTCCGGACGAACTCACCGCAGCTGCTAATTTCCTCCACGACTTCGTGACTACCTACAACAACGTGTTTGTTGCCCTCATCCATAGTGATGACTTCTCCTTCGGTGTCAATGTCAACGGAGATTGGTTCATCACCAATGCTGATGTGTCAAGTATGGACACGTCGCAGAAGATATTGGCACACACGTTGTTGGCTGTGGCTTATGATGGCGTTGATAGTGATTTTGGCCTCACACCTATCCGTCAGGCACTTGCTGGCTTCGTCATTCGCAACCCAGTCGAACCGGATGTGAAGTTCAAGGTCTACCCTAATGGTGTCGGTAACCCCACACTCGGTAGTGGTTCCACTAACACGACCACCATCAACACATTACTAGTTTGTTTGCTCTGCATCGGACTTGCTGGTGGTTTCTGGCGTGAAGGTGTCTCTACTGTAGAAGCAAACGAGCTACTGGTTCCACAGATCTGTGCTTTCTTTGGCTATGTTGTCAAGGTGAAGAGTTGTTATAGACGGGGAGTTTATGAACCTGCGCTGTTCGAATTCCTCAAGCATTTTTATGATAAGCGCAACCGGTGTATGGTCCGGATGCCCACTAGCTACCTGAAATCATTAGGTGGCATGTTTGGGTCACCATACCCTGCCCGACTTGGCCTCACAGCTGGCGCGTATAGATCCATGTCTCATGGACAGTTGATGCACCAATTCGTGAGTTGTGTGGTCAAGGGGCTTGTACATGAACCACCTCATAGTATAATGCAAGTTCTTCGAGAGCGGTTCAACAGCAGCAACGCAATATCCATCCACTACTCTGGGTTGCTGCATGATATACCACTGGTGTCTTCCGAGAAGGTGACTTGCTACGATTCAGTCCAACCACATTTGATTGATCTTGCCATTATGGATCGTTACGAGCTCACTTCTTCGGAACTAGCACAAATTGTGGCTGCAATTGGTTCAATCAGCGTAGGTGAGGATGCACGTGTGCTAACCAAGTTGCTGAATGAAGACTATAGTTGTGGCCTCGGTTTTGTTGACGATGATATCTGGGAGTACGAGAACCCCGGGACCAACAATACCTTTGTAGCTTAGATACCGTTGGGCCGCACATGGGCGGCGAGGAATGGCCCATGTGAAATCCAATGTATGCAGTAAGAATCTGACTTGGCAGCCGTAAGAGGTGGTGCTGGGCTCTCACCCCAGTACCATCCCGGCTGAAGCGGCTGGTTGTAGTGTTAGACACTCACCTTTCGCGGGAGTAAGGTTCAGATACCTGAAACCAAAACAGGCCGTAATGGTGGCCTTATAAGTGGAG